AATTACAGCTTGTTTCTTATTAAAAATACAAATGGATTAGGTATTATATATTTATTATGTGATTGGAGTGGGATTAATGAAACAAAATGAAAAACAATTAATTGATAGAGAACAAAAGAAAAAAGAAGTTGAAGATATATTATATCAGTGGAGATATTTTGAACAAGAAGAAGAAAGATATAACAAATTAATTGAGGATATAAAAGAAGAGATAATTGAAGCTCGTGAAAAATACCCACAAACAATGAATAGCAGCATTACTAAATCAAATAAAATAAGTAACATTACTCAGGACTCAGCAATTCACATTATTGAAAAACTTGATAAAAAAGTCGCAAATTTAGAAAGAAGAAAAGAACAAGTGCTTGAAAAATATATTAGAGTGAAAAAACATTTTTATAAGCTTAAGGGAGATGAAAAAGAATTAATTAGATTAAAGTATCATGAAAAATATCGCGGTAAGCAAATATATAAAAAACTAAATTACTCAAAAAGAGGTTATCTATATAAAAAAGCAAAAATAATTGATAAATTATTGCTATTATTTTAAGAATTTATTATAATATAGATATCTTTTATAAAGAGGGGACAAAATGGGTTGGAATAAAAATGACAATATTGATGCGGTAAAAAAGAGCTTAGCAACTACGATTGGGTTAATTGAAAAAAAAGATAAACTAGTAAAAAAAAATAACAATACTTGGCCAATATTTAAAATTAAAAGAGGAGAGGTATTTGTAACAGAACTCGGGAATGGAAATGTTGGTGGAGAAAAAAATAAAAAAAGGCCAACTCTAGTACTATCTTCGAATGATCTAAATAAGGGACAAACAGTTATTATAGTGCCACTTAGTACTAAGTTTCGCCGTGATGATGATGGAAATCCACGTTTCTCAAGTCATTATTTACTTAAAAAAAGTGATAATCCCTTTTTAAAGCATGATTCAGTAATTAAATTTGAAGACATAAGGACTATTGACATGGTTAGATTAGAAACAAAACTTGGTGAAATAATAGGTGATGATCTAAAAAGAATGAAAAAGTGTTTACACTTTGCGTTTGGATATTAAGTATTTATAGTCATTAATTCAAATAGATAATTCTAGATAAACATAATTTATTCTAGATAAACATAATTTATTCTAGATAAACATAATTTATTCTAGATAAATATAGTTGATTCTAGAAAATTATAGCTAATTATAGTTTAACTATTGACTATTAATACGTCTAGACATATAATAATATTATCTATTAATTAGATGTTGACTGTGTGACTTAGGTTAGGTACAGTCGGTAGGACCTATTTTATAGGATTTAATGACAAAAGAACTCTGTTAAAGGGTTCTTTTTATTTGCACCAATTTGCACCATATTGCACCTTTACAATAAAGAAATAAGGTTATATTATTATAGTGACACTAAATCATTTAATCCGTAATATGATTTGAGGGCTGAAGAACATTCGGCTCTTTTTTATGTATGAAATTGAATAGGAAATGAAAATATAAGTAAAAGAATGGAGTTTGAAGCATGTAAAAAGTGTGTTTGAAGTAAAATACAGGTTATAAATTGTATTGTTTATGGACCATATGAATGGTTAATATATGGTTTAAGGTAGAAAATGACAAGAATAAATCCAGAAAATAGTGAGGAAGTTGGAAATTGGATAAGATTACTGATTTCTTCAAATAGAGTTGAAGAGTTTTATAAGAGCAGATATTGGACTAGATTAAGAAAGGAAATTCTTCAGGAGTATAAGTGTGAGTGCCAGAGATGCAAATCGAAAGGGTTTTATACTAAAGCTACAACAGTGCATCATGAACAATATCTAAGGAAATATCCTATGTTAGGGCTTTCTAAGACATATGAATTTAAAGGAAAAATATACAGACAGCTCACACCATTATGTGACAAATGTCATAAAGAAATACACAATCAACATTATAGAAAAAAGAAGAAACCATTAACAATTGAGCGGTGGTGAGCATACCCCCGGTCGAAAAAAACCGATAAAAATAAAAAAATAGCTGACTCAACATGGGTCGAGACTTCGGAGAAATCTCCCCGCGCACGCGATGGGGGGGTGTCCAGAATAGAAGAGGTGAGATTTATGAATGAAGAATATAAATCGTTTTCAAAGAAAAAAATATTTAGAGATATTAAGAGGGATTTGCTTTTTCAACTTGAAAGAAATGGTACAAATGGAAGACATTACAAAGATTTAGTTAATGATTATATGGTTATGTGGATAACAAAAAGCATGCTCGTGCATGACATTAAAGAGAGAGGTGTTTTAACAAAATATGATAATGGTGGAGGTCAGATAGGTTTAAAAAAGAATGATAGCATTGATCAACAAGTTAGAATTAATCGTCAGATGTTACAATTGTTGAATCAATTAGGAATTAAACCAGAACCAGTTGTAGATGATTTAGAAGATGACTTATAGAATAAATGATCATATATTAAAATACATAAAGCAAATTGAAAATAAAAATATAAGAGCATGTAAACAACAAAAATTGCTAGTAAAATATGTTAAAAAATGTTTTAGAAAAGAAGATATTTATACCGATGATAATCAATTAAATAATTACTTGTCATTAGCGAAATATTTTCCATATGAACAATTATTTGATTGGGAAATCTTCTGTTTAGCGCTTCATTGTTGTACATATAGAAAAAAAGATGACATGCCAAGGTGGCCGGATTTGTTTGCATTGATGGGAAGAGGTGCTGGAAAAGATGGATATATTGCTTTTGAATCCTTTTGCTTAGTATCTCAATATAATGGTATAAAAAATTACCATGTAGATATTTGTGCTAACAATGAAGAACAGGCAAAAGCTCCTTTTGATGATGTTTATGATGTCTTAGAAACACCAGGACAAACAAACAAACTAAAAAAACATTTTTATTGGAACAAAGAGGAAATAATAAATACAAAAACTAAGTCTAAGATTAAATACAGAACAAATAGTCCTAAAGGAAAAGATGGGTTAAGATCAGGAATCGTAATCCTTAATGAAATCCACCAATATGAGGACTATAAAAATATTAATGTGTTTACAACTGGACTTGGAAAAAAGAAACATCCAAGAAGGACATATGCGACAACAAATGGTGATGTTAGAGAAGGACCATTAGACCATTATTTGGAAATGTCAGAAGCGATTTTAAAAGGTGAAATAGCTGATAATGGAATGCTTCCCTTTATTTGCAAATTAGATAAAAAAGAGGAAGTGGATAATCCTGATAATTGGGAAAAAGCTAATCCGTCATTAAGATATTTGCCGAATTTAAGAGAAGAAATAGAAAAAGAGTATGTAGAATACAGTATTAGTCCTACACAATTTAATGCATTCATGACAAAAAGAATGAATATTCCTGATGGAGATAAAGAAATTCAAGTTACAGATTGGGAAAACATTAAGTCGACTAATTCTGAAATTCCAAACCTAGAAGGTAAATCAGTAGTTGTTGGAATAGATTATGCTAAAATAAATGACTTTGCATCAGTAAATTTGCATTTTAGAATTGGTGATAGTAGATACGATATATCACATTCATGGTTATGTTTAAAATCGGCACATTTAAAATCTTTAAAAATACCTTGGAAAGATTGGGCAAAAGAAGGTTTAATAACATTGGTAGATGATGTGGAAATTAGCCCTGATTTATTGACGGAATATATTCAAAAACAAGCAGTAAAGTACAACATAGTGAAAGTAGCACTTGATACTTTTAGATATGCACTATTAGCGAAGTCATTAAAAAACATTGGATTTGAAGCAAAAGAGTATAAGAATGTGAAATTACTAAGACCGTCAGACATTATGCAAGTTAGTACTGTTATTGATAGTTGCTTCAATAATAAATACTTTGTTTGGGGAAATAACCCAGTTTTAAGATGGGCAACTAATAATACTAAGCTAATTAAAGCGGGAAAAAAAGCAGGAACAGATACTGGAAATTACTATTATGGAAAAATTGAAGCAAAGAGTAGAAAGACGGATCCATTTATGGCGCTAGTAGCTTCAATGGTTATAGAAGATGAACTTGGTGATTGCAATACGTTTGATACACCAGATTATGATGTGTTTACATATTAAGGAGAATAAATAATGGGTTTGATATCATGGCTCACAAGTAGAATATCGGGAACATCGACAGATGAAGAAATAGATATTTCTTCTTTTTTTGACATTACAAGTGAATTATATGCAAGAAAACTAGCTTTTCAAACTGCTGTAAATTTAATTGCAAACTCAATTAGCAAATGTGAGTTTAGAACATATTTGAATAAAAAGGAAGTGAAGGAAAAAGAACATTACTTGTTCAATGTAGAACCAAATATAAATCAAAATTCAAGTGAGTTTATACACAAATGGATAAGTAAATTGTACAAAAATAATGAATGTTTAATAATAGAAAAAAAAGGACAATTATTTATTGCTGACACTTTTAATAAAAATGAGTATGCATTGAAAGACAATGTGTTTACGCAGGTGACTATTGGTGATTCCGAGTTTAATAGATCTTTTTTAATGAGTGAGGTTCTATATTTTAAGCTTAATGCTGAAGACATAAAAACGGTGATTAATGGAATGTATGAAACTTATGGGAAAATGATTGCTTATGGTCAAAATGGTTATCAAAAATCAAATGGAAATAGAGGAATATTGGAAGTATCTGGGGTTGCGCAAGGTAAAGGAAATTTTGAAAGTACTTTTAAGAGCTTAATGAATAATAGATTTAAAAGTTTTTTCGATTCAAATAATGCTGTATTACCACTTTTTGATGGATACTCATATGAGGATTTAACTAAAAACAAGCAAAAAGAAACTTCGAGAGATATAAAAGCCATGATTGATGATATTTATGATTTCACAGCTAGGGCTTTTAGAATACCACCAGTGCTTTTAAAAGGTGAGATAGCAAGTGTGAAAGATACTACAAATAATTATCTAACTTTTTGTATAGATCCTTTAGCAGATATGTTTCAAGAAGAAATTAACAGAAAAAGAAGCGGATATAGTGGACATAGAGATGGGACATATTTAAAAATTGATACTAAGTCGATTAAACATATTGATCTACTATCTGTTGCAAGTTCAATTGATAAATTGATTGGATCAGGTGTTTTCAATATTAATGATATTAAGAGAGTAATTGGTGATGAGCCGATTGATGAGGAATGGGCTAATAAGCATTTTATGACTAAAAATTATTCAACTATTGAGGAATTTCTAGAAGAATTGAAAAACTTAAAAGATAAAGTGGAGGAAAATGATGAGTAAAAAAATATGGGAATTAAAGCAAAAAACAGAAGCACCAGAAATTTTAGAGTTATATATTTATGGGGATATTGAAGGTGATGGATATGATTGGTGGACAGGACAAGATATTAAAAGTGAAACTTCAGCTAATCATTTTAAAGATGAACTTTCAAAATACCCTGATGTTAAAGAAATAAAAATCTTTATTAACTCATATGGTGGAAGTGTTTTTGAAGCTACTGCAATTTATAGTCAATTAAAAAGACATGAAGCACAGAAAACTGTATATATTGACGGGTTTGCTTGTTCAGCTGCATCAGTAATTGCAATGGCTGGTGACAAAGTTATAATGCCAAAAAACACTATGATGATGATTCACAATATGTGGACATATGCTTGCGGGAATGCTAAAGAATTAAGAAAAGCAGCAGATGATCTAGACACAATAAGCGAAGGAAATAGACAAGCTTATCTAATGAAAGCTAATGAATCATTAACAGAAGAAAAATTGATTGAAATGCTAGATGCTGAAACATGGTTAACAGCTGAGCAATGTCAAGAAATTGGATTTGCTGATGAAGTAACTGGAGAAGATGCTGACTTAACAGAAGCAAAGCAAATGCTCCAAAAAGTTAATAAAACAGTGGAGCAGCATATTAGTTATAACAAGGCTTTAGCAGCTCAACTTAGAGAGAGTCAAATAGAACCTGTTAAAAAAACTGAACCAATAGAATCTATTCAAAAGAGTAAATTAGTAGAACCTATTGTTAAGCAAAAAGAAGAAAATAAAACACAGAAATTATTTGCAGCAGTGCTGAAATAATAAAAAAAATAAGGAGAGAAATTGTTATGAAAAACCAAGACATGATACAGCTAAAAAAGGCTGAAATTATGAACAAAATGCATCAAGCTATTACAGATGATGACAAAGAGGCATATGCTGCAGCATTTGATGAATGGACAGAAATGCTTCAAGCATCAGTAATGGATGAAGCAAAAGGTTTAGTACAAGCAGCTGATTCTGCAGTACTAAATGGTAGAGGAGTAAGACAACTTACCACTGAGGAAAACACATATTATCAAAAATTTATTGAATCAATGAAATCATCAAATCCAATGCAAGCTTTAACTGATATGGACGAAGTTCTTCCAAAAACAGTTATAGATGCAGTATTTGAAGATTTAATTGAAAAACATCCTTTGTTAGATGTTGTTAATTTTCAAAACACATCAGGTTTAATTGAATTTTTAGTTAATACACAAGGAACTGAACTTGCAACATGGGGTGAGTTAACATCAGAAATCGTAAAAGAGCTTACAAGTGGATTTAAGAAAGTTAACATGACTTTGAACAAATTATCAGCATTTTTACCAGTTGCTAAATCGATGCTAGACTTAGGACCAAGGTGGATGGATAGATATGTAAGAGCGATTCTTTTTGAAGCTATTGCAAATGGACTTGAAGCTGCAATTATTGATGGAACAGGTAATGATATGCCAATTGGTATGGATAGACAAGTTGGAGAAGGTGTGACAGTAACAGGTGGAGTTTATCCACTAAAAGATACTGTTTCTGTTGTCAGTTTAGATCCAGTTACCTATGGAAGTCTTATTTCAGGTATGGCAGTTGGACCAAACGGTAAAACTAGAGTAGTTAAAGAAGTAATTATGATTGTTAATCCAGTGGATTATCTTCAAAAAGTAATGCCAGCAACTACAATTAGAAAAGCTGATGGAAAATATGTAAATAATGTATTTCCATTCCCAACAAGAGTAATTCAATCAACTCAGGTTCCAACTGGTAAAGCAATCTTTGGATTAGGAAGTAGATACTTCATGGGAGTAGGAACAAAGAAAAAAGGTAAAATTGAATATTCAGATGAATATAAGTTTTTAGAAGATGAAAGAGTTTACCTGATTAAATTATATGGTCATGGAGAACCTCTTGATAATAATGCGTTTGTTTATGCAGATATTTCAGGATTACTTCCTGCAAAACATATTGTATATATTGGAAATGATGAAACTGATCCAGTTAATATTACTGAAATTGCTGATGCAAGATTAAGTGATTTGTCAATTGGAGCATTAACATTAAGTCCTACATTTAACAAATCAACATTCTCATATACAGTTGATACTACAAATGCAACAAATACAGTAACTGTAGATGCTATGGATGATGAAGCAACAGTTGAAATTCTTGTTAATGATTCTGCACATACAAATGGAGCTGCAGCAACTTGGGACGAGGGAGAGAATACTGTAGATATAACAATTACAAATGGAACTGGAACTGAAACATATAATGTAGTTGTAACAAAATCATAGAGTGAGGTGATGAAATGGCACTACCAACAGGTTTATTAGATGCCGTTAAGAACTACCTTGATATTACATGGACAGATGAAGCCGGAGACTTAAAACTCTCCGGCATTATTGAACGTGGAATTGCATATATTAATAGAATTGCTGGTGAAAACTTGGATTATATATCACATCAAAAAGGAAGAGAGTTGTTATTCGATTATTGCAGATATGTTAGGTCTAACGCTTTAAGCGATTTTCAAAAGAACTATATTCATGAAATAAATACTCTTCAAATTGACCAGGAGGTGGCAGGATATGAACCAGATGACACAGACGTTTAATGATGGTGTTTTAACCATTTATTCTGTTAGTAATGATGCTGAACCAGGTGATATGGCAAAAGATAAATTAACATTGAAAGTTGAAAAACTACGTTATGATGAAAGAATAGTTGGGATGAGTAGGTATTGGATAGCGTTACAAGCTCAAAAAAAAATTGATTTTTTAGTTAGAACACCAAGAATTGATAGTGTAAATACTCAGGATATTGTTGTTCCAATTAGTGGACATCATTATTTGATTAAACAAATTCAATATCCAAAAGAAGTATTTCCAAAATCTATGGACTTATCCCTTGAACGATTGGAGGAGCCTTATGAACTTGATTGATTTAAGGGATTTATTAGTTACCATTGGAAAACCTGTTTTTCATCATTGTGCAATTAAACAATCTAATCAGTATATTGTTTGGGCTGAAGATGGAGAAGGAAATTCAGGGCATGCAGATAATCATAAAACAATTAAAGTTTATCAAGGAACAATTGATTACTTTACAAAAGTTGAATATGACCCAGTAGTTAATCAAATTGAAGACAAGTTAAATTCAGCAAATATCGCATGGAGGCAAAACTCAATTCAGTATGAAGAAAAAACTGAATTCATACATTATGAATGGATTTGGGAGATGGTTTAATGGCAAAAATGAAAATCAAAGCAGGTGAAGAGTATGCAATGAAGATTTCAAAACTCGGAAAAGCAGCTATAGAAATATCTAAAAAAGTAGTGATTGCAGGAGCTGTACCGATTGCTGATGAAATAAGAAAGAATTTAAAAGCGAATTTGAATGATTCAAAATATTCAGAAGGTGATTTGTTAGATTCGTTTGGCATAGCACCACCTGATATTGATAAAAGAGGAAATACAAACACAAAGATTGGTTTTGATGGGTACGACAAGAAAAATGTTCCTAATGCACTTAAAGCTAGAGCAATGGAATCAGGAACAAGCGTACAAAAGAAAAGACCATTTATAAGACCTGCAGTTAACAAGAAGAAAAAGAAAGCCATTGATGAAATGGGAAAAGAATTCGATAAGCAAATAAAGATTTATGCTTTAAAATAAGGAGGAAGCAAAATGGATGAAAAATATGGAGAATTTATAGGTGTTGATAAGCTACACATGGCCATATTAACAAAGGATGATGATTCTGGTTATACTACGCAAGCTCCAAAATACTTAGCTCCAGTGGCTGAGATTGCTGGAGAGCCAGAAGTCAACAAGAAAACAACATATTATGATAATAAAGCTGCTATAACATATATAACTGAAGGAAAGACTGATGTAAAAGTTATTGTATCAAATGTTCCTGCAGAAATGATGGCAGAGTTATTAGGGAAAAAATATGATGCGGCTACAGGAAGGGTTTATGATACGGGTCAACCTAATCCACCTGATATCGCACTAGGTTTTCGATACAATATGGGAAAAGAAGGGTTTAGATATTATTGGTACAATAAAGGTATGTTTAGTGGTGGAGCTGAAGAATCGATTTCAAAAAAAGAAGATGTTGATATAAAAACATACACATTAACATATACAGCAGTTACAACTACAAAACAGTGGACAATAGATGGAGAATTAAAATCACTTAAAAGAGTATTTGCTGACACAGCGGATGAAGCTTTTGACCCAACAGACTGGTTTACACAAGTACAAACTCCTGATGCTGTCGGAGCACCACCTGCAATAGTGTTATCTACTAGTGTACCAGATGATGCTGATACGGATATTGCTGTAGATGCAAATCTAACATTAACATATAACAATGCAATTGCAGATTATGCAATTACAGTTATTAATACAGCTACATTAGCTAATATTGAAGCTGAAATTACTATAGATGCAACTAAAAAGATTATTACAATTAATCCATCAAGTGATTTAAGTAATGATACTAATTATGCTATTGTAATATCTAAAGTTACCGATACATATGGACAATCTATTGAAAATACAATAATAGATTTTACAACCATAGCATAGAAATAATTAAATATTATCAAGAAAAGGCGGATTAGTCCGTCTTTTCTTTTGATTAGAAGGAGAAAAATTGTTATGAAAACTGTGATTATAAATTTTACAGATGATGAAGGAAAAAAGATTAAAGCATTTTCATCAGGATCAATGAAAACTGGTTTGATGGATAAAATATTTGATATAGCAGAAAGAGCAGAATCGCTTGATATTGAAAATAATAAAAATTTAAGAATTAAAGAAGTTCGTGAATTTTTTCAAGATTTAAAAAGTTTAATTATAGCTGTTTTCCATTATAAGTTTGATTTAGAAGAATTGAATGAGAATGTTGAACATGATGAACTAATGAAAGTTTTTAATGATATTTGTAATAATATAGGAAAAGAAATGACAAAAAACTAACTGCGGGAGACATTAAAGTTGAAGTCGATGATACTCCCGCATCTTTTAAAAACACATTAATTAGATTAAAAAGAAGCATTTCAAAAAAATATGGATGGTCACTTTATGAAATTGATGAAACTGAATTTGGAAATTTATTTGCTTTCATAAATTTTGATGAGAAAAAAGATGATCCGGACACAAGAATCATAGATGGCAAGGAATATAGAAGAGCAAAAAAACCACCAAGTTGGTTATAGAGAGTAGGTGAAAAGTATGGGATATGATATAGGACCAAAAATAGGAATAGAAGGTGAAAAAGCTTTTAGAAAATCTATAAGTAATATTAACACTCATATGCGTACGTTAAAAACTGAAATGGTTGCAGTTGCTTCTCAATTTGATAAAAATGATGATAGTCAAGAAGCATATACAGAAAAAAATAAAGTCCTAAACAAACAGATAGATTTACAAAAAAAGAAATTAGAAGAACTTAGAAAAGGGCTTAAAAAATCTGCAGATAAATATGGTGAAAATGACAGAGTAACACAAGGTTGGAAACAAGCAGTTAATAAAGCTACAGCCGAGTTAAATGACATGGATAGAAAGCTTAAAAAAAGCGGAAAGTCTATGGATAATCTAGGTGATGAAATGAAAACCACCGAAAAAAGAACTGTTGATTTATCAGGTAAATTTAGTTCTTTAGGTAGTGGATTAGCTGGTATGACAAAAGGAGCATTAAAAGGTGCAATTGGAGGAATAGCAGCAGTAGGAGCAGCTGCAACAACAGCAGTTGCAGGTATATTTAAATTTAGTAATGATTCTGTTAAAGCAATGAATGATTTTCAAGCAAAAACTGGAGCTACGAAAGAAGAAATGGAAGAATTCAGTAAAGTTGCTAATGACATTTACTCTAATAATTTTGGTGAAAGCCTAGAAGATGTTGCTAAGACTATGGCGAGAATTAAGCAACTTACGGGACTAACTAGTGAGGAGCTAAACGAGGCGTCTACAGCAGCATTATTGTTAAGAGATGTATTTGAGTATGAAGTTGAAGAAAGTACAAGAGCAGCTAGTACACTAATGAAAACTTTCGGCATCGATGCTGAAAGGGCTTATGAACTTATAGCTATTGGAGCACAAAATGGTGCTGACAAAAATGGAGATTTACTTGATACAATAAATGAGTATTCCAATCAATATAAAGCTTTAGGTTTTTCTGAAGATGTTTTTTTAGAATCATTAATCGAAGGTGCTGAAAGTGGTGCATGGTCAATTGACAAAATTGGTGATGCAGTTAAAGAGTTCAATATTCGTTCAAAGGATTTAAGCGAATCATCAGCAGATGCATTTAACAGTTTAGGATTTAACGCAGATGAAATGTTCAATGAGTTTTCGCAAGGTGGAGATACTGCAAATATGGCATTTCAAGCTGTAATGGAAGCATTGCAAGGGATAGATGATCCATTAGAAAAAAATAGAATTGGTGTTGCACTTTTTGGAACACAATTTGAAGATTTAGAAGCTGGAGTAGTAGATGTTTTAGCAAATCTGGACGGGAAAATAGGAGAATCTGAAGAAAAAGTTAGTAAAATGACAGATGTTCTCGAAAACATGGCTGAAATAAAATATGATGATCTAGGTTCAGCTATAGAGGGATTAAAAAGAAGTATTCTTAATGGTCTAGGTGGAGTTACTGATATTGCAAAAGATTCAGTTAAAGGAATTGTAGAAGGCATTCAAAATGGTGATTGGGAAGCTGTTGCTATCTCTTTTTCTGAGGGTTTTACCGGAGTTTTAGAGGCTTTATTGCCAACAGCTACAACAACTATTGCGACAGTTTTAAATAGCGTAATACAATCAATTGGGAATCTTCTACCACAAGTGTTACCATTGCTTGTTAGTTCATTACTAATGTTGATAACAACTATAATTCAAGTGTTAACTGATAATGGACCAATGATATTACAAACTGGACTCGATGCAATTTTAAATCTCGGGAAAGGTATATTACTAGCTATTCCAATGATAGTACCAATAGTTTTAGAATTACTAGAGATACTTATAAATACCATGTTGACAGAATCTCCTAAGATTATGGAAGCATTATTAAATACAATTACAGAGTATGGCCCAGTATTAATTGAAACTGGTATAAATGCATTGATGTCTTTGATCATTGGCATGGTGGAGATGTTACCTAGTTTAATTGCAACAGCAATTATATTATTGATGGCGCTTGTTAATGGTCTTATTGATAATTTACCATTAATAATTTCTGCAGCTATTGATATTGTTTTAGCATTAATAGATGGAATACTTATATTGCTTCCTGAATTAATACCAGCTGCTATCAAAGCAATAGTTACATTTGCGCAAGGTTTGATTGATGCCTTACCAAAATTAATTGAAAAATTACCTGAAATTATACAAACAATTATTACTGTATTGGTGGATAATATTCCGCTTTTAATAACAGCTGCTTATGACATAATTATCGCATTAGCTGAAGCTTTGATAACTAATTTACCACTAATAATACAAGCTGCATATGAGATAATCCCTGCAATTATTGAAGGTATTATTGATTTAATTGGAAATCTTCCAGCTGTGGTTGTTAATATCTATGAAAAAATAAAAGAAACTTTAACAGGAATTGATTGGGCAAATTTAGGTAAAGATATGATGGGTGGAATTGTAAGTGGAATAGTTAATGCAGCATCTTCTATTGCAGATAGTGTTGTAAATGCAGCTAAAAACGCTCTTGAAGCTGCAAAGGAATTTTTAGGGATTAATTCTCCTTCAAAAGTTATGCGTGATCAAATTGGTAAAAATATTGGAGGAGGCCTTGCTGTAGGAATTAAAGATAGTACGAATCAAGTTAATACAGCTATGAATATTCTTAACAATAAAATTGTGGCCAAAGGTTCAGGAATATTTGCAACTCAAAAAGCAGGAAAAAATAATACTTCAGGAAATGGAATAACAAGTAAAGTTGAACATTCAGGAACAATCAGAGTTGAAGGTGTTGATAAAAAAGGAGAGTTAAAAGAGGTAATTGAAATAACAGTAAATAATATGTTAAGAAAGGAGCAAAGAGGATATGCTTGATAAAATATATGACATAAATGATAATTTATTAGCTGATGTAAATTCTATTGTTCCTGATAAAAGAAGCACTAAAGTAATATCTCAATTACTTAATGGAAAAAGTTTAATACAAATCATTGGAGATCCTCAACAGATTCTTCATGTAATTTGTTATGCAGCTTTACCAGAGAAAAAAGAAATTGATGATATATTTGCATATGGGAAAACAATTAAAGCAATTCACAATAATGAAGTGTTTTTAGGATATATTGAAACAGATATATACTGGGAAACTTTTGTTGAAAGACCAGGAGATGAAAAAATATTTATTGGAACATTTGATATTGTTGTAAATGAATAGAGGAAATTATGAGAAACATTCGTGATGAAATTAAGAATAAACTAGAGAACAGAATTCAAACTCCTGGTAATGATGCAGATAATAAAATGCAGATTATAGTTTCTCGTTCAAAAAACTCTGTTACCGACTCTAATAGATTTATGGTAGAAACAATTCGAGAGGGAGATAATCTAGGGGACTTAGGAATTGACATAAAAAGACCTGAAGGAATATTAACTCAAATTTATGAAGTACACAATGACAATGATGTTATAAAAACAGTAACAAGAGATATGCCAGCATTACCAGAA